CGCTAAGATACTCGGAATGCCGCGTCAGACGCTTCATCAGGCCGTCAAGCGTGGAGAGATTAAATGCCGGGAACTGGAACTTGGAACGGTCCTGGTGGATCTGGCGTACGCGGAGAAGTGGAAGGAACGGAAGCTCAGGACGAAGGGGAGACGCGGTCGGCCTGCTGAGTGGGAGAATTGATTTTTTCTTGAGCCGGTGCTGGATTTGTGCGTTACTGAAATTTGAAACTTTACATTGAGGAGAATTGATATGAGACGTTCTGGATTTACTTTAGTTGAGTTGTTGGTATCTGTGACCATTTTGGTCGTTCTGGCTGCTGTGACTGTAGCAGCACTAGAGATTGCTAATGCGCCCTCGCCAGACGAGGAAGCGCGTTCGCTGGCGTCGTATCTGAAAGGTGCGAGAGCTAGGGCAATTCACGGACGCGAGAAATGGGGAGTTCGGCTTAACTTGGACCCTTACGGGCCAACCAACGCCGCGGGGAATCCTATCACGGTAACTTCTGTGAGTTACGTAAGGCATGTGGAGGACGTTGTGACGACCGTTGCGATTGCCGACGATCCTGCAACCGCTGGTGTTGACTACCGCAGAATCATATTCTACTCAACCGGCCCTGATGGAAAGCCGGGGGTTGCTGGCGTGGATGATGACACAGCTAACGGGACCGATGATATTGGTGAACTCGGACAGGGTGACGACGAGGACACCAGCACAGAATTCGCAAGATTGCAAGCCAGTGAGCTGTTTGATGTACGGGGCGTCCAACTCAAAATGACGCTGAATAACCTCACGTTTTACGCGGTCGCAAGGTTTGATGGGTCAAACTGGATACTCACGAAGGACTGGCCTTCCGAAACTCTAGCGAACCGCCTCGACATCCAAATGGAAGCGAAAGCTTCAAGACTGCTGGCCGCACCTAGTCAGCCTGATCGCGTTCTATCTCGTGGCGTTTGTATTGACTTAGAGACTTCTCGCATCGCTGGTCGCATTCCAGGCGATTGGTACAACAGCACAACAAACGAGTATTCCGAGTATATGGACATCGTATTTAACCCAGCAGGAACGTGCGAAAACAACGTGGAAGGGGTTATGACAATGCAACTGATTACCGCATTCACTGCGGATGTTGAGGCCACCACACGCGGACCTGTGTTCTACGAGATGTCCACCCGCCCGAGGCGTGATGAAGAAAGACTTGTCACAATTGGAATGAAGACGGGGGGAATCGGGAGCGCAGAGATAAACTTTGCAGACACGAACGGGAACGACATTCCAGACGATCCATTTCTGTATGCTGAAACTGGGCGTTAATTACCTATCGCAATGGAATCTGGTTGAAGTGCTCGCAGGGGCAATCAAAGTGTGCCCAGACTTTGAACCCTGCGGCCTTCACTTTTCGGCAAAATGAGAAATCACCACTCTATAAGCTGAAACAGGCGTCAGACAAACAGGCTGGATGGAACAATAACAGCGGACCCGCCGACAGCACACTCATTCGATGACATTTCCCGAACCGTTGCTATGCTAGGCCATGCGTAGTTCCTCACAACAGTCCCGCTGGTCGTTATCTCTCTGCAATTGTCAGTAACGCCAGTTGGTGCTGTTGACGAAGAGGAATGCAATATATTCCCATTGGCCTTAAAATCCATGCGATATGGTTCACCAATTGAAGAGAGAGAGCTTGTTGTTCCGGCTGCTTCGTCATAAATTGTGTAACCACTGCTCGACGGGAGCCAGAGATCATCCGTTGATGGCTCTAGCTTTCCATACCCCTCCTGACTCGCAATCGCCTGCCGTCCAGTAATAGACGCGATGGTGTCTGACCATTCCAGCAACTCGTTTGCATCATTCTTCCATAGCTCGTTTTGCGTATAGTCTTCAATACCACTATAAAACGATCCGTCCGACAATGCCTTGCTGACCGTTCCTCGGCTGTCAGCCATGTCCGCTCTGGCAGGCGACGAAGAGACTGAGAACGCAGTGTACGTCCTGCTGTAAGATCCAGACGTGTCGTATTCAACGCCGTGGAAATAAAACTGCCTAGTTCCAGAACTGTTTACGTCAAACCACAGGATCGGGCCAGAGGATGTAAGCTGAAGGGTTTCCACGCCCACTTCCGTAACGGTTGACAAATCAACTGACTGCTTCTCTGTTGTTGTTCCGGTGTTTGTTGATATGTCGTTATATATTTCGTTCGAAGTCCATGATGCACTGCCTGTGGAGTCATACTTAACAATCCACGCTTTTGGACCCGATCCCTGCCAAACTATATATGTGTTCCCACTTGAGTCGCCCGCGAACAGCTTTATTCCTCCCGGACCGCTAACGAAAACCGTAGCGTCTGTAGGTCTGTCATCCTTGATGTCTATAGTCCACTGCCTTGCACCGGATGAATTGACTTTATGGATATAATCCCCGCCATACGAACTGTTATTTCCGTTCTCGTCTTTTGAAGACAGGAAATATATGTTGTCGGAAGAGTCCACAAAAAGATTTGAAACAAAACCAGCCGCAGCAGCAGTTGACGCACCGTTCAGGTCTGTGGTTCCTGTCATCGCCCACTCAATTTCGCCTGACGTATTGCATCTGCCGACGTTGTAGTAACGATCAGTGTCACAACAGCAAAACCACATTAGACATATCCTTTCGGACACTTCCCATTCGGCAACTCGGCAAGCCGGATGCACGACTTTCCACCACCTCTGCACTTGCACTTCGGGCAACGCAACTCGACACGGAAACGGCACTTGTCGCAGGCTTCTAGAAACGCAATGAAACCATCGCGGGACCGCTTGTGTTCCGGGTGCGGCTGGAACCGTTCAATGGCTTGCTCGAATGGTTCATACATTATGCTGGGCACTCCAATGGTAATGCGCCGTAATAATCGGCCCCGTCAGCATCAATCAACTCGACGATCAGCGCATCGTTCCCACTATCAATCTGCTGGTCCGTGATATTGGTGACAGAGATGTTTGCGCCCGTATCCTGAGTTGTGCGATAGAGTGAAACAGTCCCAGTTGAACCGGCTGTGATGTTAGAGTCCGCTTTCCCGAACATGATCACCGCAGGGCGTTCTTGGTTGTGCCTGATAATACCGTACCCGACGCCGGGGAAGTGATTCGCCCAGCCTACGGTTCCAACTGGCAACGTCTCGCCACGGTAATTCGGAAAGAACTCGAACAGGTTGATTTCCTGAACCTCGCCATTGAACGGCGTGTGTTGCACAGAGACGTTCTGACTGCCTGCCAGCTTGCCTGAATCGGCTGTCATTAAGTCAACAAGCTGCCCTCGCTTGTTTCCGGTGAATCTTATCAACCAGGTTCCGCCGCCGATCAACACTTCAGCGTTGTTCGCTCCCCAGATAGCGTCCATCTCAGACTGCATCGCCGTTCTACTGGCGTCGTGCGCGATGTCTGATGTGTCTGTACCATTTGAGAGCGTGAACGTCCCATCGTCGGCTGTTTGCCCGACCGAAACTATCTGTGCGGCATCGCTGCTATTTGAGACGTTTAGCCGATAGCCTTTGGCGAACATGCGGGAACCATCCAGTTCCTCAGTCAGCACGAACGGAACAACGCCCAGAGACTTATTGACTCGCCCACCTAATCCCTTCAGAGGTGCAGACGGTAACTGAGAACGAAACCAGCGGTACATCTCGCGATGTTCTTCGACGAACTCTTTGGAGACGAGATACTGACTCATGTGAACGGCAATACGCTGAAGGCTTTGGTATCTTTGGTGCTGTATGTTTTGGTGACAATCTCACCAGACGAAAGATTGGTTTTCAGCGGCTTCACGTTACCATCCGGGTCCACCGTCTCGTCTCGTATCGCCTTCCCGTTGGAATCAAGAAAAACGGGCTCGTCTACCGGCTCTCCCGCAGATGTAAGAATCGGCCTCAGTTCGGCGATAGTCGTCGGTTCAGCGGTGACGTAAATGGTCGTCTCAACAATCTCCCGCAAGCCGACGTTCAGCAATTTCTGATCCCAGCCATCCTGACGAAACAGCATCTGGAAAGAGATTTCGTAGAACGCCACGCCGTTTTCTGTCTGCTGGTCGCTGATGTTGATAGCGTCCATCTTGAGCGTCCCGGCATCCAAAACCGCACCACCAATCGTCACGGCGTCAGAATTAACGGCATTCTGGTATGACGTTACCCAAGACGGAACCGACACAACGTTCTTGGCTACGGTGATTTGCCACAACGCCCTGTCCTCTTCCACGCCAATCAACAAGTCACCAGCGTCATTGACAATCGGGTTGTCGTCTTTATCGAACAGGATTGGTACACGCTCATTCTGAGTGCTCCATGTAATGCGGGCAGGTCGAAGCGTTGGGTCTTCTGTCTCCTGCTCTGCCTCTCGGTCCGTCGTGTAGTTGACGGTCAGCAGTGAGACGACTTTTCCGGTATCAATCGATCTATCAAGATTCCTTGATTCCACATAGGCCAACCCGTCATTCGGATGGATTGACCACATTTGAGGAACTTGGCTGTCCGAGAGAATAGATCGGCTTGTGTCTGATGCGGCATGTTCAACCAGGAACGTGCGAACGTACTTGAAGACGAACTGGCGGTCGTCTGATGTCGTCTCAGATTGAAGGGTGACGTTAGTTACGGCCATTAGCTTGTCGCCCCCGCTACTGCAAAGGTGTTGCCGCCCACTTTCTTTTCAATGCTCTTGAGCGTCTTGGCCATCATGCCGGTGTTCTTCGCAGTGGCCTCTTCTGGCTTCGCCTTGCCGCCCGACATTGCGGAAACAATCTTCTCAACGCCTTCGCGGGTGAATGCTCCGATAGCCTCGTTCGCCTGTGTTTTCCGTGCTTCATTCCCTTTCGGTTCCTCTTCAGCTACTGAACCTGCACCGCCAAGCGTACTGGGATCCACGCTGCCAATATCGAGAGAATCGCCTACCGCGTCACCGAATCCTAGCTCTTTCGACAATGCGGCTTTGTATTTGTTCAACGCGGTCTTGTCGAGCTTAGGAGCCTTGAAGTCCCTCAGTTCAAGCGACTCCTTCAGGCTGCTCTGGAACCCTTCAGTGAGCCCCACAAGCAACGGCTCGAAACCTTCTTTCCCGAGACTTGCAATCGATTTGTATGCCGCCTTGAAGACTTCAATAATATTCTTGCCGAGATTACTCATCACAGTCAGCGTGAAGTTGCCAATGTCCTTAAATATTTCACGCCAGTTCCGCAAGGCAAATCCGCCCACATCTGCAACCACGCCACCGAACCACTCAAAGCGAGCCCTCATTGTGATGAATGCGTTGCTCGCGGCCTCTCTCACAACGTCCCACACCAGCCCGAAGTTCTGAGCCGAGAACATCACGACCTTGATTCCCATATTGATGTCCTTCAGAGCCTTCGTTGCAATCGGCAGGAACACGCTTCCAATGGTGGCTGCGTTGTCCATGAACGTCGCCTTGAGTGCTTTCATCTGGTTGGCGAATGAACCAGAAGAGCGGATCGCGTCCCCCTGTGCGGCTGTCGTGCCTTCCATAATGATGTTCAGGCGAGCCATGACCTTTTGTTGGTCGGTCAGAGTTTTCGGATTCCACCCCATCTGTAACGCCCGCTGCTTCACGGCGGCTTCCGACACAATCACGCCGTATTTCTTCATCACTTCGCCCGAGCCCGTCAGGGCCGCTTGCAGGTCTCTCAGCGTGTCATCGTCGCTCATATTGTTAAACGAGGCCAAGTCGATAGCCAACGCGGTAATCTGCTTAGACATCGTCTCAGCGGCCCCAGGTTCAAACCCGAGAGGAACAAACAAATCCTGAGAACCCGCCATGAAGCGGGCTATTTGCTCTTGAGAACGCCCAACAGTAGAAGCGAAGTTATCCCCCCACTCCTTCACGCGGTCTGCATTTTCTCCGAAGACGACGTTGAACTTATTCATTGTCTCCTCAAGGTCGGAAGCAATCTTAATCGCGGGGACCAACGCAGCAGCAGCAGCCACACCGACACCAGTAACGGCTTTGGTTGCAAATGAAACCAAGCCACCTAGTGACTTCTTCGCCTTCTGGATTCCACGCGAAAACCGCTTGGAATCCATGCCGAGCCTCACGACTAAATCACCACCGAGTGCGATGTCAATTCCTCCCTAAAACAGTGTTCAGTCTTCAATGAGTGGCATGTGGTCGGTTAGCTTGCCTCCAGCAATCGCCCTAGCCACCGTCGCTGCCTGATAATCGCCTCTAATGACTCCAAACGGCTGTATCTGATACAACGCAACCCACTCTAAATACTGTCGTCTCGTCACCCTGTTCTGAAAGTTCTCATAATCAGGTTCACCGAACGCAAGGCTGATCATCATCAGGGTTCGCTTCTCTTGGTCGTCCCTGAGTCGTTCTACTTTTTTTCCATGTCCTCGTCGTCTGTTAGGCCAGACAGCCGAGCAGCTTCGTTAAAAATTCTCGATAAAACACCAGCAGGCCACTCCTCCATGATCTCTGTCAGGTGCGTCTCGTCATACATCTGGTTTCCGCTCTCATCGACGATTGACATGATGGCAAGCATTGCACGGTTTTCAACCACCTTCTTGCGAATGACTCGCCCTTTAGCGTCGTGGTATCGCTCGTGCCAGGCTTGTGCCTCACGCTCTGAGAGTTCCTTCAGGCGGACATCCTGTCCGTCTACCTCAATCGTTATCGTCCTTCTCTGAAAGTTCAGCATCGTCTCCCCCTAATGGAAATGAGTCTGGGTCAAGTTCGTTCAATTCAACTTCGTACGCTTCGCGCATCGCCTTATGGTGTTCCCTGGCAGCACGCCCCGCCGGCTTGCTGAACTTCAATTGATTAGCCAACTGCTTGATTTGAGCCGGTCGCTTCTTCAGCCACTCCCGCACCTTCTCGCGACACTCCTCGTCCTCTGGTACGGCTATCGGCTCTGAGTTCATATAACCGCGAATACAGTTTTTCCACGAATCCGGATGGTCTTGAATGTGACCCGGATTCCGTGTAATAATTTTCGGCACGTCGTATTCTTTACCAGCCTGTTTCGCTTCCTCCCGGTCTTCGACTGAGAATTCCGGGTTGATGGCTTTAGCTGGTTTAATCAGTCTCGCCTTCATGTCTCATTCCTTAGCTCTGGTATGTTGGCAGCCCGTCAATTTTGATTCCGAAGTCAGCAGTAAGTGCGTCGTTCAGATTTGCAGACGGGTCAAAGTTCGTCACAATTCCCACGAATGCCCAGTCTGAAGTCGTGGCAGTCGATTCCCAGATAGCATTGAACGCAGTGTCGTTCACTGGCGTCGTGATAGCGTCCGTGAGAGCTTGCTGTGAGGCGTTGGTGGGATCAAAGAAGCAAGTTCCCGATACCGAGCCCCCCTCACTGAATCCGTTGACAATGTAGGTGCGTCCCGCACCAGCCTGCGCGAGGTCGCTGGACTCAATCGTTCCCACCTCAGAACCCGAGAATGAGAAGTCCGTTACCTGTGCCACATCGGTCAGGGTTGTTCCAATTGTGATTTGTATCTTCGAGCCTTTTGACTTTTTGACAGTCATTCTTCACTCCTTAGCCAGGGTTTTCGTTATTGATTCGATAAGTGCCAGTCATAATGTATAGCGGTGACGCTTTCCCGTCATCCGGTTCATCAAGGTTGGCCGATGTCCCCTGCCACTCTGTCTCTCTGATTGTCAGACTTCCGACAGTTCCCGCAAAATCCGCGAGACCCGCCGCCGTTCCCGTCTGCGTTGTTACGCCGTATCTCGTCGCCCACTCCAAGTCACGAGCCGTTGTCTTACTCTCCGCAATGCACTGTACCTCAATGGTCGTGTAAACATCCGCCGTGAGACCTTCCAAACCCTCAACAGGTTCTTCCGAAGTCATAGTCACGACTATCGCTGGATAGGCGTCTGAAGGAATCAGGTGGTCAACTCGAATGCGGTCTGTGATATTCGTCACAGCCGCGATTGATTCGAGCTTATCCACAACAGCCACTTCAATTCCGACTGTCACCCCTTTCTCCTGTTCTTACGCCGTTCCTTCTCAACCTCTTTGTCAAATTGTTTCTTGAATCGCTGCCGCATTTCTTCCAGTGCCATTGGCTCAGCACGACTTGCCGCAGAGCGCACAAACGGCCTCGGTGTCACCTTCCCGCGTCTCGCGCCCTTCTTGGTTCGACGCTCGTTAGTTCCCAGCGGAACCCAGTGTGCGTGCGGTGCGACACTACTGCTCGTTATTCCTAGTTCTTTATCCAGTATTCTGTTCCCAACTCGCAGACCCGTCTTGCCTGCGTACTCGTCACGCTTTGACCTGTAATCTCGCTTCCCTATAGACTTTTTTACCCGCTTCATGTCGTGACCGGGCGTCGTTGCTTTCGGGACCGACTTGCGAATCTCGCGTGCAATGATTGTTAGCGCTCTGTTCACAGAGCTACGCATAATCCTCCTGCGGACACTGTCACGCATTCCGCTTAGTGTGGCTTCGAGCGCGTTTGCGCCCTCGATAATCTTGCCACCAAATGCGTCTTTTCCAGAAACAGGTGCTGTACCTGAAAAACCACGTCTAGGATTAGCGTAACCAATCGTCCCACGACGATTACGAACGTTAATCGGAATACCACGTCCACCGGGTCTAGGCATTGGTCGCCTCCACCCACTCGGTACAGGTCAACGTCAATTCGCGATCCGCAGCGTCCTCGTCAAGTGCCGGGCCTGTCAGATACTGCGTCTTGTTCTCAAACTGAACTCGATAATCCAAGCCATTGATATCATTGACATCAGGATTCCAGCGAACCTTGAACACTCGCTCAATCCGTGCGTCGAGACGCGCCGTGCGAAAGAACTCAGAAGAACCGCGTGAAACCTCACGACAGAATCCACTCCAATATTCAGACCAGTTATCGTCTCGCGTGCGATCCTCTTGGTTGTACGCCGCATCTGTACCGCCTGTGTATTTCTCAATCACAATCGGCCGGTTGTATTGGTAGTTACGCATATTGCCAACCCCCGCATCCCGAGAGGAAGGCATTCGTCTTTTCAGACGGTCCCGGCAATCCGTTGTAGAGGTCTTCTGCGTAGCTGAAGATGGTGTCTCTGAATCGCTTCGGCATATCGCCAATAGTGGAGTATCCGGCAACGAAAGTGATCGTCACATCTGCCAGGCCGTCGTCCGTTTGCGGATAAAACTCAGTGTCCTTCGGCTGCAAGCGTGCGAAGTGCCAAGCATCGCCAAGATCCACGACATATTTAGAAGACGACCACGTTTGCGAGTCG